TGCAAACCCAGTTCTCAATTCGGGTTTTGATATAGGGGGTGTAGGGGGGTCGATAGACTGTTGCGTCGGAGTCCCGGGCGCCGCCTGCGACATAGTGTCACACCCGGGCGAGTTATCCACAGGTTATCCACAGGCAAAGCCACTACATCTTGTGTATCAGGCATAAAAAAAGGGCTACATTTAGTAGCCCTTCTTCGAGAATTAACTGATGACTAACCAGCTAAACCTAATCGTTGTAACAAATAACCTACATCTTTTTGTAGGTGATTAATTAAATCCATTGAATTAACATTATCATTGTTCTTATTATCAACAACCCATTCAACTGTGCTATTCATAAGCACACCAGATATAAGTTTCCAATCCAAGCTAGACTTGGCAGGAACAGATGATATGATTGATTCAAGATTGCCAACACTTGACACATCTTTGGCATACTCTATTACTTCTTGCATAACAGGGGTAATATCAACACCCTTGATTGATTCAACAGGAACTAATGAGTCCATTGTTTGTTCTTCGTTTTTATTAGTCATTCTAATTCTCCTTTAACTAATTGTTATAATAAAGCTGTACATTACAATCCACATAATAGATACACCTATTAAGAATAATATAGCGTTCATTGTGGATAACTTTTTCCACTAATCTCAAATACTGTGTCGGGGTTTACATTTGCCCAACGTTGAAAGTCTGATTTAGCTCTACTGTTTATTCTAAACACCAACACATAATTAGGGTGTTCAGTCACTACTTTCTCTTTAGTAAATCTATAACCAAGTGTACCAAGCACACCTAGTTTAATTTTACCAACTGTGCCATCATTCTTAATCCACTTACAGCTAAAGAAACCACGTTTAACTATGTCTTTAAATTCGTTCTTTGTCATATATTCTCTTTCTATTTATTAATACTACTAATATACACATTAATAAGACAATAATAAGATGACAAATTGTCGCACCCCGGGACATGAAAGGACATGCATCAGACTCAGCAGAAGTTCCCGCGGGACTAAGCTCCAGGAAGTGCAGTAGTATATAATGGATGAATGGAAGTTGGGAGTTTGGGGAGCTTGGGAGTTTAGAACGGACTACTGATCAACCGAGTAAGGACTAAACCCCATTACCATCTCCTTTCCAGTATTTGAACTTCAACCTTTCAGTATCATGTGGGATTGCTGTATCACCCTTGATTTTGAGGCAAGAGCCGAATAACTCCGTTTATCTTGCCTCATAGTTAAAGCTCTTTAAACTAAGAAGTTATATCATCATGCTTTAACTATCATCATTATATCATCAAATGTAATTCATCTCAACCCTCCATTCACATTTCTTGTGGATAACATTTCCAGTTCACTCCAAAGAACTCCCGGCGCGCCCGGTGCGTAAACTCCTGGCAGCCATCCTCCTGCTTTTTGGAGATGGTCGAACCAGGAGTTTGGGAGTTTCAGGATCCAGCAGCAGCTGCTTGTGCAGCTCCGGAGATCCCGGCCGCAGCAGGTGAACAAATCACCAGCTCCCTGTTGCGCGTAGTAGTAATACTATAAAAAGGCAGAAAACAGCCAATTTTACAGGTATAAGTAAACCCAGTCAGTCCATATTTACCTCTCTTTCTCATTCTATCTTCAGGTATAACTGGCGTGGAAGCGTTTGTCAAGCTCTGCACTTCAAAAATTTTTCCTTGATTTCAGCCATTCTTCAAAGGACTTCGCCACAGAAGTTCCCGCGGGCGCCCGGGCGCAAAACTAACCCCCACCACCTATACACCACAGAGGTGGAGATAGTGGGAGTTTGGGACCTTTAGAAAATCAGTTATTAAATACTGTATCGTACATCTTGTCTAATGCACCTCGGTTGTCTGTCTGTACTTCTTCTACTCTATCAGCATTACGCTTCATGACAGGAACAACACTATTATAATGACCTAAAATTTGTTTTAGTATATCATTCATTTCTTCTTGATTCTCAGCAATCCTATTGAGTGCTGTGCTTATTGATTCGTCTACGACCATAATAACTCCTTTGTTTCTATTTCTACCCCTATTATAGCAGAAAGTTATCCACATGTCAATACCCATCCTGCTTCCTGGCTGGGGCTGCAGTTTCAGGATCCATGCTGGTACAAGAAATGGCAGAAGTCCGCCGACCATCAGCCAGTTATTTCCCCGGCGCGCCCGGTGCGCAAACGCCAGCTCCCCCTATGTCAAATGACGGGAGGTTTATTCCCGGAGTTTGGGACTTTTGGAGTTTGCAAACTGCTTCAGCTGCATCCCGGCCAGCGGGCCCTCGTACAAGGCCCTTGGTCCTTCGTCCAAGTTTGTAGCATCACGGAGTTTGGGAGTTTGAGACCCCTCAAAAAGCTTTACGACCCCCCTCCCGGGGTCCGTAATTAGTATAAATACAGGAGCACGCTTCATAGAATAAGAGACATGGAAGGCATGTTGTAGAGGGGATATGAGTACTTTTGCGTCCCCTTTTTTATTACGCCTCATTACTTTTAATTCCAACGTAAAAAATCCACAATCCTCATGGTATACTACGCAATCTGGGAATCCTGGTGTAACGTAAGACTCAATGCGTGATACTAAGTAATTACCATCTTCTAATAATTTCTTTACACTCTTCCAAAAATTTGTTTCCGGCTTTGCGGTCATACTTTTTCTTGTCCTTCACTACCCTCTGTTTGTACTGGGGTGATGTCCTTAAGTCCTTCGCTATCGGATTCTTCTTCGACCGAAATGATAGTTTTATTATTTTCTTTTCTGAATTTTCCATCCAATCCTAATTCCTTTAATTGTTTCAAAACATCCTCACGAGACATACTATCAATACTACCAGTTCTAATTTCCTTTCGATCAATATACAAACCTGCAGCTTGACCTCTTAACCGTTCAGCATTAACAGCAGCACTGTAAGACTTAGCATCTAATGCAGTCTCTCGTAAGCGTGCTAGTTCTTGGACATGCTTGTCCATCTCAACTTTATGCGTAAGTGCAATCTCTTCCCTTCTCTTAACTATAGCTTGTACAACCTTAGGGTATTTTTTTACATTCAATAATTCTGAAGCTGTTACAGCAGCACGATCTGTTTTATACCCAGATTGTCTTGCACATTCAGTAGGTGTAAGTCTTCCCTCATTAGCTGTGTACAATTCAACAAATATTCTTTGTCTATCTGTTAACCCATCTTCACCTCTTGGGTATTTCAATGCCATGTCTTTGGTATTACGGATGGTATTGGCAACCACCTTTTTACCAACCTTATCTATCTTATTGATTATACTGTCTTTTTTACTCATTTCAGTTACTTTTTCTTCTTTTTTCATGCTTAACCCTTGGACTCCCAATACCTAGCCAATACCAAATATCCCTTATCACACACCAAAAACCCTAAAAGGTATTGGAGTATTGGCAATATCCCGGTACAAGAAAAATAAAAAAACTTTTTAGCATCCAGCTCCATATACAATACCATATTAAATTAGTGTAATAGTTCGATTACAATACTTCTCATACGTTAAATAACCGCGCTTTTCTAGGTTTTTTATGTACTCATGCACATTACTCTTTGATTTCATGTCATTCATCTGCTTCATCTCCTCATAAGATGGTGAGTAACCATTTTGTTCAATAAAGTCCCGTAATACCTTAAGAAACTTAGCTTGCTTGGGTGTTAATCCTTGTTTCCTCGTAATACCGTTGCCAATACCATCTAATTTTGTCATTGATGTCATTTCTTTTCCTTTTTAAATTTACGACCCACAAAAAATACAATAAGATTTTGCATTGTATTTATAGTCACCATTAATAATAACCAAAATTCCCATATCTCCATTACCTTTTTTCTTCTAGCCCTTTTGCATCTGGGTGACTCCAATATTCTTTTTTAACTTGTCTTATCATTTCATTGTATCCCCACTCATTTATTACCTCTTTTGTAATAGATTTCTCCAAAGTACCCTTTATCTCTTTCTCTTCTTCCGTCAGTTCTATTCTTTTAGGAGCATTTTTACGCACATATGTGCTAATTTTAGCCCAGGTAATAATAGTATTACTCTTTTTGGGTCTTAAATAACCTGCCTCAGCATCTAACCTTGGTAAATCTTCTGCTCTATCAAAATTATCAGCTATATATTTTAATACTTCTTCATCATTTTCAAATTGTTTAACTACCTTTTCAACAATCTTTTTGTTTTCCCATAAATTAATCTCGTACGTCTGCATGTGTCACCTGTAAATATTCTATCTTTTTTACCCATCCCTTTGGAATAGCAATAGCACCACCCCCATGGTTATCGTCCCGGTCCAAGCACCACGAACGCATGATCACTACCTTCTCCTCATTATTCACAGTCATCCAACCAACTTCCTGGCATTTAGCTAGAGGTGCTGCTATAATATCTTTAATATCAATCCAACCTGTCTCTGTATCACGGGCATCGAGCCACGTCACACGAACCATTGGCACTTTGTTTATATTCATCTAAAATCCTGGATATTCGGGGCAAGATATGCCATCCATGGACTCATAATATCCAACAGCATTATCTGCAGCACGCATCTCTTCCTCATTATCCTCAAACATAGCACTATAAAATGCGTCACGTGCACGTTTTAGCTCATCATGAACATCTACCATTTTACACACTGGGCTCATACACCAAAAAATATTCTATAAATCATTAAAAGTATATGAAACGCTATATATATCTTAATTGGTATAAGAAAAAACCAAAATAAACTCCAAATCATTTGCGCACCGCCATGTATTCATAATCAAAATCGCCGTGTTTCTTTTGTACTAAATTCACAAGACCTCCTTCTTCACTTTTCTGTACTACTTTACGTAACTTAAATACCCTTGTGTTATCACTAGGTGATATAGGTTGTAGTTTAGGATCACATAAATACCCACGGTAATATGTTAAACGAGCATTTTTAGGTGCTTTGTTGATCCAATCTGTATATGCTTTTAAACTAATCATAATTCTTTTAAGTGAGTAGGGGGGTTCTTTGACTACCCCCAACCTTTTCCCGTCCAGTCAACATTTCCTATGCTAACAAGTACTTCAGTACCAACCCTCACACCCTCAGTCATTCGACCATACCTTGCGAGAACCGTGCCTTACAACCTGGAGACTGTTGTTCAGCCATACTCTGAGAATGTTGCACCATCCTCATTTACATGTATTATACCACAACAAACAAAACATTTCAAGAACTTTATTTGGCTGTTTTCCGGGGCAAATCATGTCAAGAAAAAACTTGCGTTAGTTATCTACAATATATATAACTAAATTCTCAACTTCATTTCACCCAGTGGACTGCCTTGTCGCTCAATAAAACATAGAGCGAGGGTGGTCCCATTAAACGAGAACATTATGGCAACAAGAATAAGAAATACCTGGTATAAAATAAGAAAATGGTTAAACTATCACCCCAATAAATATTACATGCGAGGAAGAAGTGATAAAGATATTCATGGCCATAATCATAACATCAATGCCTAACTGGCCATCAGTTAAATACCAAGGATATGTATACCCAGATTTAGAAACATGTTTAGAGTATAATGAAATTATTATCAAAGATTTAAAATCTTATGCACGCAGCCAAGGAGATAATAATATACATTTTCAATCTTTTTGTTTCGAAGTAGACTCATATCCTATAGAAGGATTATTTAACGACACAATTAACTTATAAATTTTCTTCTGGAGGAGAAATGAAAGACAACATAATATTAATACTATTGGTAGGCTTATTGCTTATTGCAAGCACAGTGTCCTTTGCTAATGACACTAATACTCAAACAAATACATCAGGATCCAATACAAATATTACAGGTGGATATACAGCTACCACTACAAATAATAATGATGGACAAACAAATACAACTACATCAACAACAACGAATTCAACTACATCTAATGGATCAGATATACCTCCTCCTTCAGCAAATAGCCCCTCATACTCTAGTATGAGCCAAGATGTTTGTTCCATGGGTGTCAGTGGTTCTGTTTCAACTGGTGTAATAGGATTTTCGGGAGGAAAACACGTAGTCGATGAAAACTGTGAGCGTATAAAATTAGCCAAGGTATTACAAGATTTTGGCATGAAAGTTGCAAGTGTTGCAGTGCTCTGTCAAGATAAACGTGTGCACATGGCCATGGAATCTGCAGGGACGCCTTGTCCTTACATGGGCCTCATAGGTCCACAGGCGGCGGAGATGTGGGAAAAGTACCCAGAACTTAGACCTGATTACGAAGAATGGTTAGCTAAACAAGAGCTGGTCGCTACAGTTGATGCAAGAATTGCAGAAGAAGAACGAATAGAAGCAGAACGTATTGCTGCAGAGGAAGCAGAAACTGCAAGAATAGAAGCCGAGAGACTTGAACAAGAACTGCTTACACTAAAGGAGCAAGATGAAGTTAACGATATCGAGCCTGTTATTGACACTGTGCCTGTTAACATGCACGGCGAATAGCGTAGAAGTAACTACAGGAAATATACTTAACAACTCTACTTTTGGTACTGGCACACAGTACAGTGACACTGGTTGGGATGTAACAGGATATGACAACCATCATGATGATCTTGGTTCCGGAACCATTAACAACACACCTGGTGGATCTTTTGCAGCTGGTGTAGATTCAGAAATATCACAAAGCGTCACGTTATCTACAGACGCAGAAATGAATCAAAAAGAAATACAAAATGGTTTCTCAAGTACGCTTG